GTTATGAAGTTCCTCAATGGTTTCTTCTCTAAGGTCACTGATAACTTGCAAGAAACGAGCGAAGTGCTCGTGATTACTTAATGCTTTTAAATCCTCTTGTAGGCTCATTATTTAGTTGGTTCTTTTTTGTATTTATCAGCAAATGGACTACCGGATAAATTAAACTCGTGATTGCCTATTACAAACTTTTGTTTTTGTTGTGAGGCATCATACTTAGCATCAACTCTTCTGAAATTAACTGCATCATAAGTTCTTGGATCTAATTTTGTGTCAGCTATGTATTTTTTTGATGAATCATTATTTAATGCTATCTGTATAGCTTGCATACCTTTATTTAAGTCCTCTTGTCTAATAGGTGATTTTTGTTTAGCAAATTTTTGAGTTTTTTGATCAATCACTGAGTACTGATTTTTGTGCGTTATAATATCAGTAAATGTAGGATTTTTGTTTTTACTACCCGGCATAAATGTTGAAGGTAAAACTTTTTTATCCAAAATAAGTTGTCTACGATTTATAATACTTCTAGCTACAGCAAACATACCAGGCGTTCCTTCGCCTCTGGACTCAAGAACTACGGTATACAATAAGTTTGCTAAATCCTTCTGTTGACTTGATAGATCTGTTCGTTTTCTAGCGTATTGCAGAGCATTTATATTTTCTGCCATACTAAATGCCTTGAGTCTGGATGTTACCCATTTGGGCTGGGTCAGTTCCGACTCGACCAATCTGAGCGTTCTGTGCTTGCTGCATTTGGAAGGTGTACTGACCAGCGTACTTCTCAAGTCTACCTCTGAAGGCTTCATCGACTTGCAAGCGCTCAGTAATATCAGGCTGAGAGCCGTATTGCTGAATAACCTGCATAGCGATCTGCGCTCCATTTGGGCGAGCTGGCATCTCAATGCCCGCATATATCTTGGATAAATCATCAGTAACCTGCTGAACTACTTGTTCTTGTCCTGCTTCTATGGGTTGTAATATATTATCTGCTAGAACTGGATCAACTGTGAACGCAGCTATGTCCAACAGGTTATTGATATTAATTCGTCCGCTTCTGTCAAGCTGAGTAAGAGCAACCATTTGCTGTAACTTACTTTGCTGTGTCTCCGGATCAGAGTTCAGTACATCGTAACTTATTACGATATCAAAGTTCTCATTAGGATCTCCCTTATTGAAGGCTACTGGATCAGGTGAGCCAGTTACTCTAAAGAATACTGAATCAGGACCAAAGCGCTGGAAGCACTTGTAGCACATCTTGATTACATCAGCACTGTGCTGCAGGTACTTATCAACTAAGAACTGCTTGCGTACTTGGCTGATACCGGATGTTTCATCCAATCCACATAGCCTGTCCGCTTGTGCTTCCATAGTTCTTTCCATTTCAATAGAACCAGTAGGTGCTGGTGGTGTAGGAGCGAAGTCCAGATCACCCTTCCTTCTGTACGGTATCATTCTGCCCGGTCCCCAATCCGTTGGTGCTTGACCAACTGGGTGCAATATAGGCGGAAGTGTAGCTATGCTGTTACGATCAATTCTGGAATCCCTTTCAATCTTTACTTGATTCTGGATACCTCTGAGGATATCTGGGATAGTCTGAGTATCGTACAGGCGCTTGCTGTCCTCTGATAATTTACTTACGACTACAGGATAATCCTCGTAACCATTCAGTAGCTCGAACTTAGCGTAACCAGGCACGCCCTCTGTTCCATCGAATTCCTTATGAAATACTGTGCAATAAATACCTTCTGAGCCATCCTCTTTATCAATCAAGCGTTGGTAACTATGAACGAGTTCAATCAGTTCATTAGCCTCGTAAGCATTGTCCGTAAGGCTGATGCTTCTGCGTCCCTCTTGCTCCCTCTCGATTGAATCCACGTTTACGCCCCTGAACTTATCAATTACGTACTCCACGAAGTCCTCGTCCCAGCCGTCAGTCATTACTTTATTCTCCAGTTCCTGTGGCGTGTAGTAACTCTTCCAGAAGCAGTAAGGCGCTCTTTGGGGATCAGTAACATATGGGGGGAAGAAAAAATCACCATCCGGTGCTAATGTTTTTACTTCCGGGGCATCTATCTGTCTACGTACTATAGGGAGTTCTGCAGCTCCAGTCTTGCGTAATTGCTTCAGAACGCGCTTGGCTCTCTTCTTTGTTACTCCGTTGAAAGTTACTTCCATTAGGGCTGTTAGTTCCTCATCATTCTCTCCTGTACTTACTAACTGAGCAATCTCTGGATTTACTTGAGCGATTTGTTCTAAGTCCAGACTTTGAAGGAACTTGCGATCCTCCCTGTGCCAACCGATATAGGTTATAAGGATACCTCTTTCTAAAAGATAATTAGCACCTAGTTCCATCTCCTTCTTGAATCTAGCTATGTATCCCGAACTGACCATCCATTTCAAGAAACTGGATACTATCTTCGCACGAGCAGCGTCATTGGATTCCACAGGGAATGCCCTTACGTTCGCACGATTCAAGGATGATATGAACAAAGATACTAGACGAGTAATCCTCTCATCAATCGTATGAGCCTCAATGTCAGAAGCACCCTCCCAAGGGAACGCATCAGAACCGTGCTTGCGGTGATCACGGCTCTTGCCTGGCCAGTAATTTCTGCGGTCATCGTAAGAATTACGGCACAGATCAAAGTACGATTCAAGCTCATTTACAGTCTGTTCATAAGCGTATCGAAGCGTCTTTATACTTGGCTCCTTATCAAGATACGTAAGTGCCTCGGAAATATTATCGCTTTGCATATTAGTACCCTATGATACCATAGGGATCAAACACGATCAGGAGCTTTTACCCATTTGTATTTAGTCTCCGGTCCGCTGTTATCTCCCTCAATGTAAATAACTTTATTCAATAATTTACCCTTCATCCTTAGAGGGACTTTTACGTGAACCTTCTTACTGATTTCATTAATATATACAGTAACGAAGTTAGGATTCGGGGGCTGAAAAATAACCCTTCCTCTGTAAAGGATAGGCATTGGAACAATATCGTCCAATATGCTTTGACCCTCCTCGTTTATCCATAGGTTCTTCCCCTTACCAGTTACCATACCTTCTTCCATCCTGTGGTAAACCGTTTCCAATAATTCCTCAAAGGGTACGTTGTACTCCTTGGCTAGTTCTGTTAATCTTCTTTTAGGCATTAATACCCTCCCTTGTTGCTTGTAGTTGTTAGTAAATCACGTTTATCCAAATGATCAGGACCCTCTCCGGCATTTGCCATTCGCAAGTACCTTAGTACATCAAAGAAGTCCTTCAGGGGTTCATCACTTTTTCCTTTGGAATTATAATTAATAAGGGAATCAATCAGGTTACCGCAGTCCTTATGTATGTAGCACAAAGGCTTATTCGCGTCATCAATGCCCTTGTTGGGATTATAACTGAACCACTCATCCAGAGCAGCTATGCCTATCTCCTCCATTCTGCCGTCACTGGGCACGAAGTGCATTCCGTAATCATAGAAGGCTGTGAAGAGATCATCATTGTTCTCATTCTCCCTTGAGAAATACCTGGAGTCCCCGATCCTCTCGATTACTTGTACCCCTAGGTCACTCTCAATCTCACGGAATAACTCCGCGTAACTCTCTACGTTGTGACCAACTTTCTTTGCAGCTGAGCCAAATCTCCATTTTGGATCCCCAAAAACTGCCCACTCTCCATATGTATCACGGTCAGGCCACTCTCGCCTGATATAGACTTCACCTTCTTTATTAACTCCTGCCCAGATAGCAACATAGTTCCTAGCTCCGGCTGGATCAACCACTTGATAACAACTGTATCTGGACTGATCGGTAATATCCGGAAATTCTCTTCCGTATTTGTTGGGTAAAGAGGATAATACATTTACTTCTGTGTTGAACAAGGGCAGAAGGGATGCCATTGATTTTACTGGGACTCCGTAGGCACGAACAAGTATTTCTTCTTCTGGCCTACCCCTTAGATCCTTTTGTATTCTATCATATCCCCCAAACGGATTCTCGTCCGAGTGCAGGTAAATTATTGCAGCATCCCTGTTAGTACTGTACTGAACAATAGGCAATGCCTTACCGCCAAGAAGCTCCGCGTCCTTGGTCTCCAAAGTTTCTGCGCCCTTCAAGTACTCAGAGATGAATGGTGTGAATCCATCAATAGGCGTGAATCCTATTACTAATTTTGAGTTCCTGGTAGCTAATCGAAATCGTAGTGTATTTACAAGGGCAGCATCACCTAGGTACTCATCCAACCAAGCGCCAATGTTCAAGCCATTGGTTTTTTTGAAGCCGAACTCAAAGCCCTCCAAGATGGTCTGGTTATTACTGAACTGCGTATAGGTCTTGAAGTCCACCCTTGTCCTAGTATCAGGAAAGATGAACGAAGAACCAGTGAAGCCATTCTGCATACTGAAGTTAATATAGCCCTCAGTGCTCTTGGTCTTCCTTCTGAATTCCTTGGGCATCATCTCCCATATCGCGGATTGCTGTATCTTTACTGAGGTATCAGCGTTCTGGCTGAAGCATACTATATGACCATCCTCGTTATTCATTACTGCTTGCATTACCATCTTAGCGCAACCAGTTGTCTTACCACTTCTGTTACCACCAAGAACTAAGCACTCATTGTATTTCTCAATACCATTGCGCATCCTTTCCCAGCCAGCTAGGTCAAAGCCATAACGGACTGGATCACTCTCAGAGGCACGTATCCTGCCCTCGTGAGCTTCGTGCAGATCCTGTAATAACTTAGGATCAATTTCACCAAGGGCTACGATCTCCTCGTCCGAAGGTGGCTTTAAGATTGGGTGCTTACTAAACTGTAGTTCCATCGTCATCTCCTTCATCGAAGTCCCAATCCATATCAGGGGAGTCCGTCTTTACTTCTTGGTGCATTTCATTGATCAGCATTCTACCACTTGGCAGGTGATCGTAATCAAAGTATACCTCGCCCTTCTCGTTCATTACTATGAAACAAAAGTGATCAAAGTGCTCGCCAAGTATGCCCCTGATTTGGTCATAGATGGGTTCGTAACTATTATCCAGAACTGACCTAGACATCCTCTACCTCCGCATCAATCCTCTTTGCTTCCTCGATCCTTGCTCTAGCTGCCTTGATGGTTGCCTCGTAGTCCTCTTGGGTGTATACCTTTCTGTCCTCAGTTATCTGCGTAGCCTCGCCCCTGGTTGTCATTGTTTCTCTAAAGGCGTTACTCTTGGCTATACTGACCTCTTTGATGTCCCGAAAGGATACCTTCATCTCAGGATCATCTTGCATA